CAGATGTGCTTGAACCCTTTTGAATTAACAGCATTGCTTATAGTTCATTTGAATTTGGTGAATAGCCCATCACCGCTAGAATCTCTAGGATTGACTACGGAATAAGATGGAATCCTAATATTATCCAATCCTATCGGGTTTGCTGTTAATCATCTTCTTTCCATCTGTAGTGATTCGTCTTTGCCTTCTTCGACTAAGGCTTGAGTAAATATGTTACTGGGGTCAGTCCAGAAAACATAGTTCATATTGAAATGCAATCCCAAATTATATGATAAATTGACATCATTCTGTATTGAGCGGGCTGGTTGTATGATGATAGCATATCCTATCGTCTCAGTTGCGAACTTTGATGTTGATGCTGAGTCATCGTATATCATACCGTCATTGTTAATTGAAACATTAAATGAGACTTCTTCAGTAGTTGGGTGCTCAATGCCCATTCAAATAAGTTGCGCAACTGTTAAACCAGCTTGTAATTGTTTATATTGAACGTGTCCTATCACAATCTGACCGGATTGTGTCGCCATTGGTGTCCTGACTAGCAAGCGCACAGTTTGAGCCCACACATAACCACCTTCTGAATATGATATAAAATCACCTCCATATGTGGTCACATAGGACTCCGATGCTCCCAGTAGAGTAGCCATGGTGTAACTCACGGCAGTATTGGCCGGTGTAGTAATGCAAAAGCCAGATAATCGTGAAGCATTATGTGCCACACATGTAGGGAAAGACCAAACAATCGTGTATGTGCTAGCAGCCATATCTCTCACATTGTGTATGTGCACTGCTCTAGAACCTACATGTATTGGATGCCCATTAACAACATACTAAGGTGAGCTTTTGCCAGGGAAGATTTTTGCTATGTTAAATTCATCAACATGTGCTAGTCAAGATTCACGTGAATATTGAAACTGAGTTTCTGCAGGTGCTTGTAATCAGCCAGATTTACTAACGAATTGTTCAACCAAGGGCTGGTAATCAGCTGGCTAAGCCTTCTTACCCTTAGGTGCCCTCTTCTTGTAATTCCTTTTCAGTGGAGTTTCTCCAGATGTCATTGTCTTATCCATTTTTGGCTTTCTTTTCAGCCCTGTGGGACAAGAGCCGATAAGAATCTCCTGGTCGTGTTTCATAGTATATAAAGTCGATAGTGACAGTCCGTACGTAGTCATAATGCATTCCTATAAAGCATTAATATGTTCATTATGGAAATGCACATCTTTTGGATTATAATGCAACTATCGCTAAAATCATTTGAGTAAAAACTCAGGAACTTCTGTTGTCTAACAACGAAGATTTGCAACATCATCGAAAAATGGGATGGGTAATTCAGTCTTGATTGAGTAAGATATTGCTTCATTGTACAAATAACCTCTATCCTTAAAGAGGGGGTGTTGTTTTGGGACATAATTCCTGGTAGTCAAAGCTTTCTTTGGCTCTCTCATCAAATACCACCCATCATATGTTTCTGTATTACCCACATGTACTGCATGTTTTGAACAGAAGTCTATCTTCCACCAAGGCGTAATGAACACATCTTTAACAATTTGCCCCAGACCTTTCTATACATTTTCGTTCACATTGTGAGTATAGCTTCAAACTACATCAACAAATTTATGCACATCTTTTGTCTCAACAAAGCAACAGACGTCATCTCCTGCTGCTATTAACTTAGGTTCAACCCCCGCAATCTCCATGAGATATGTGTAATAATTTATACTCCTAAGTGTATTACCCAAAGTGGTCCTGGTCGGATGTCCTGAGTATGTGGTTCCTCTTATGGCCAGGTTCGGCATATATTTGCCAAAAAGCCGCTTTGACATCATAGGTTTCGTGACAGGTATTTGTTCCAAAGGGAAGAACGCGTCGTATTCCATCGCCATGGCCTACTCCAAGCAGAACTCTGTTATTTTATCTGCGTTTGATGTAATGTTCTCCTGTCTAAGTACATGCTAAATAATGTCTCGGATTCTACTCTTCCATACTTGAAAGAACTAATTGTCTATAGCTTCTATGATGGAATAATGTTGTGTGGAGTCAAATGCTGAGCCGTCTAAGGACACCGCGCTGTATAAACCGGGGTTAGGACCGATAATGTTGGAAATCCTAATCTTAAGAGCGTCACAGTCGTCACCATGACAGAAGGATAAAGTGTTATGTTTAATATCTTTGAATAACTATTCCTATACATATGTTAACACTCCGCATAAATTGTCACTAGGACAAAAGATTAGTCGGGGGCGTGTCGAATCGTTTAGCGGATTACCCGTTGTGTATTGGCCGAAAAATTGCCCCGGTAGGGCCGGATCGCACTCATGGCATTTCTCCTCTGAACTAGAGCAATCACATCTCAGGTCCTATTGAGAAGCCGTAAAGTGTGGTTGACCGGCGGCATGGAAAAGTCGCCTTCAAGCCCCATCAAAAATCCCGGAGCAAGGGCTTTGAGACTCCTAGTACTCCAGGCAGTGAAACTTGAAAACTATT